TTCGAAAACGCTACCTGACTTTTCTTTATACTCGTAGCCCTTGTAATAAAAGCCCATGTTGCCAAATCTGTTTTCTTTCTCTTCAAAGAAGATGCAGTCTACAGACTTAAACTCAAACTCAAGAACATCAACAAGGTACTCGTCGTACCCGTAGTCCATTGTGTTTGTAAGGTTGTTTACAGACTTTTTGTAAAGCGTTGAGGAGTTGTTTCCGTACTTGCCAGAGACGTTGCTAGCTATCTTAGACAGTTGTTTCTCGTCTATCTCTCCAGCAGATATTCGCCTCAGTTCAGATATAGATATTCTTTTTACGTGACCAGCATAAACTATGTCGGTCATGTTTGGGTCCTCTGTATGACTGTGTACAAAGTTAGCTGGATCAACATAGTTTGTCACTATACCATAGTTGGGATCGTTGGATCTCTTTACCACAGCCAAGCCACAAGAAACAAGATCATTTACACATCTCCTAAATATAGTGTCGTTGAAATCGTTCCACTCCAGAGTCATTGTTGCAGCCATTTGAGCCGCCACCTCTGCATCAGTCTTTATGCTAGTTCCAATAAATATTTCTGCCTCCTCTAAGGTGTCTGGTATGGTGGAGGGATCTGGGCCTATTGTCATGCCCGTCTTCTCCTTTACCTTCATAAGCTCAGCCTTAGCCAAAACAGCAGCCTCAAGCTTTTTCTTTTCCATATCCTTCTTAGTAGAGGATAAGGGGTCAATAGCTTCTACGTTTGGCTGGGGCTTCCTAGAGAGGACATTATTTACTACTATCCTTACAAACTTAGGAAGTATGGGTACTGGGGTGAAGTCTAAGTTCAACAGAGTACCATCAGCACCGTTAGGATTCAAAGAAGTAAGAAGCTTCCTGTAAATAGATGTCTCCTGGGTCCCGTTAGCGTACTTTCTGTTCTTTTCGAACATATCGTACCTTCTCTTAAATATAGACCCAGTATCCTGAACGCTGCCCCACTGCTTCTCTATAGCCTTAGCATAACTTTCACCATACTTCTTTGACTCTTTTTCCTCTGCGGAGGCCAATGGATTTGGAAAGTTCTTTGACCCAGACTTGTTTTTATTTTCTCCGTACATAGGTAGGGGTGCGTTTTTGCAAATATAGGAAATACGCAGGTAAGGGTTAATAGGCCTTAAACGACCTTAAAAATTTCTTAGATGAAAAATCTTGCTTTGGCCTTTTTGGTTTTTCTTTTTGAGAAGCAAGTAGACAAAGACCCGAGCTTATAGTAAGGTCAAACTTAGTTCTATTATCTATTTTAAATCCTATCCAGTCTTCAAGAGTTTCATTAAACACCATGTTCCCCATCTCTCCAGTATCGTAGTTTACACCTACGTGATCATGTATGTATGCTTCTATTGACTGTGCGTGAGCCTGTATTACATCCTGAGAGTTAGAGGGTATCCCCTTGGTCTTAACGTTTACTTTAGCATTAGCGCTCATAAGATGGTTAGGCCTGTTCATCAGGTATCCATCATAACCCCTTGACTCAAAATATCTTGCAATACCGTACTTGTTGTTTTCGATCAATATTGGATACCCGTAAAAGAAAGCAGCCATAAGTACGTCTTCGTAAAATATCTTGGCTAGTGGGGGCCTGGAGGCATACTCCAAAACAAAGGTGTTACACGGGTGCTCCATGTTAAACTTATTGTAAAGGTGTAGCGCACCCTTAGACCCCCTTCCGTCAACGGTTGCGTCAAGGTCGTATGAGTCAACACCCCCTACACCTATGTGTGCATTTGGTGCAACTCTGTTGCCACGTTCATATTTCTTCTGGTTTCTGACACCATCAGGCGGCAGCCAGCAAACTTTGAACCTACCTCTGTGGTCTGGTGAGAATATAACCTCTGTATCTTTCTCTCCGTTTTTCCAAACAAAATTACCCCTTACTATAGGGTTGGGGTATAGTTCGTCGTTATGCTGTATCTGCTCGTATATCTTGCCTACATTAAATATGCTGCCTTGTATGCTATCTCTGAAGGCCTCTTCCTGTGTAAAAGGGAACTGCCTAATAACCTCATTCATTTCAGAGGCTGAATGCTTAAGGGACTCTCTTTCGTTTTTTAAGAATGTTTTAGCACCCTGTGTTATCTCTTCTCCCTCAATGCCTATAACAGCATTTTCTGGATCATCAGTTACTGGATTTCCGTGCGCGTCAAAGAATCCCTCAAGAGATTCAAATGAAGGAATAAATAATCTGTAAAGACCACTTCTGGTTCTGCCGTTAGCATTTCTATCGTTAGGATCAGAACTCTCCCAAAGAGACCTGTATTCCTTACCCCCTCTGTCCATTGGGTTTACAGTGCTACCAACTAAGGCCTTCCCTACAATCTTTCTACCTACAATTAAACAGGTCCTTTGTATACGCCAAGCCTCTTTAATGTCTGTAGGTTTCTCCCACTTTCCAGCCTCGTCTAAATAAAGTATGTGCAGCTTTTCACCATCGTATGCGTTATTGGTGGTGTTCTTCCAGTTTATGACCGTATTAAGAGCCTCGCCCTTCGTCGCAGTCTTATTGTTCTTCGTGATTCTCTTACTCGGCTCGCGAAAAGCCAGCTCCATGCGTGGGTTTGTGGTACCATCTTGAATGGGTTTAAAGAAGAAGGGGTAGTGGCGGAACATTTGCACCACCTTCTTCATGAATATATTTTCCTGAGCGTCCTTACCAGTCTTTGACTGGATTCCAAGGAGTTTGTCCTTGACCTGCGTCGCTTCGTCTAGAAGGACAGCGGAGCAGATATTCGTATACCCACTCCGCCTGCACTTAGTGTACAACTGGCCAATACAGCGCGGATCCGCCTCACACGCTGCTAAATGTACGAAAATATCTCTTTGAAAAGAAAGGAAGCTCGGATAACCTATATCCATCCGAGTCCACTGGAGCATCATGTAGTGCCTACCCGTAATATATGTAGGCTTACCGTTATTATAAAACCAAAAGCCCTCACGCCTACGGCGAAACTCCTCTTCGATATACGGAGAAAACTTCTGTCGAAACTCCCTTGGCATCTCCCCCCACTCATCCATAGACTTAATCCTAGACAGCTCCTCGGGCATAGAAACCCTCTCCCACAGCTGCAGGTTGTTTGGACGTCCATATCCTGCAATTTCTTCCTTGGGAGGTGTAGCGGGAAGAACAATGACCAACCCACCGATCTCAACACTCTCACCTTTCGTACCCTTGGGACAAATTGCGATAGAGTCCTGATCATCAGACGACTTGGCCATAACGATTGCTTCTGAAGCTTGGAGCACCTACCTTGGGATTCTTAAGCTGCATGTACTTTCCGCATGGACACTCGATGTCGTGGTAGGCCCCGTCAGAGCCAAACTTGATAGAAACACCGCTTCTGGATTCTTCGTGCTTCTCTTCGCAAGAACAAATGTAGTCAGCCATTGTATTAAATTTTGTACGCCCGACAGGATTCGAACCTGTGACCGTCTGCTTAGAAGGCAGATGCTCTATCCAGCTGAGCTACGAGCGCATGCCCTATTACCAGTCAGCACAGGGAGATTGACCAAGGTTCCCAATGTCTGGAAAGTCTGGTCCCTGAAGCTTATGCTTGTGGTATCTCTTGTGTTTTACGGGGGTAGTATGTGGGGAGCATCCGCCAACAAACATTGCGAGTAGAATTAAAATTAAAATGTTTCTCATCTGTTTAAATTAGATCTAATAGCTCTTAAAAACAAATCTTTTTGTCTGTCATCAAAATCACTCTGAGACATCGCACTAGACAAAAGTCTAAGGTTAGTATTGCTTTGATCTCTAGGGAGACTACTTAATGATTGAGATATGTCATCAAAATCTCCTTGAAAATCTATAGCTTGGGCCTCGGGAGACGTTACTGCCGACCTAACAATAGCTTCAAATTCAATAGGATTTTCAAGCATATACTGAAGCGGGCTAAATCCCTCAACATCTTTGAAGGCATCTTTATCCATTGCCTTGTTTATGCCCCTAACAGCCTTTCTAGTTTGCCTATCTTGAATCCTTGGATTAAAACCCAGAGCAGTTAATAGGGGTCCATACTGCTCAGAGTGTATCATCTCATGCTCTAGAACGGAATCATCTGATCCAGGAAACACAACAACATCTCTTGAGTTTGGGTTGAAAAAGCCAGCAGGCACAAAACCCCGTTCGCTCAACATCCTCAAAAGATCTTCTGTTTTGGCGTCTCTAACTTGCGTCCTGCCCCTTCTTCTGAGGGCTCTTGCTTCTTTCCCAATAATCGGTTTCATCGGCTTCTTCTTGTTTTGGGTCTGTTATTCGCTCTGTTTTTTGACTCGGGCTGAGGGGTAGTTTTGTCAGATGAACCCACATGGGCCTCGTCGAGACCATCGCCATTCCCGTAAGTTCCCTTACGACGGTTTGTTCGATTGAGTGATGCCCTGTACTTCTTGGCTTTTCCGCCCTTCCCGTACTTTTCATACTCTTTCTTATAGTCTCGCTTTTTGACTTTCATGTTTCAAATATAATAAATTGTTGGGGCGGCGGGACTTGAACC